TCACAAATGCTAACGATTATTCGTATGCAATTGCTGCGTAGTCTTTGACTAAGTAGCGGGGTTTGGTAGTTTTCCTAGCAACAGAAAAACTACCGCCTATTATTCCGGCGAGGGCGCAATTGGTAGCGCACTCGACTGTTAATCGAGTTGTTGTAGGATCGTACCCTACCGCCGGAGCCAAAAACCTTGTTTACCTATGGATTTCGACAAAAAGACCCCTTAAAACGCATCTAAGGGCCTTAAAATATTTGTTTTGTTGTTTTATAAGGGTTTACACAGTATTTAACTTTCAGCGGGTGTAGCTCAGTGGTAGAGCTTCACGTTGCCAACGTGAATGTCGCGAGTTCGAGCCTCGCCACCCGCTCCAAACAAGGAAAACTTCTTCCTTGTATTACCAATACCATTATGATATAATGGTTATACTAAAGTGATGAATGACTCATCACTAATTTGATGTTTAATTTTTAGGAGATTTATTTTATGCGTAACACAACTGTTGGTCAACCAAAAGTAGGTATGAAGAATGCTCGTAAAATCACCCGAGCAGAAGCAGACGTAACTGGATTGCCTCGTTGGGTAGAGATTTACACTTCACCTGCTACTGGACAAACTGCTTTCAAGGATTGTGATCTTGATGGCGGAGCAAAGGCTGTCTTTGCTTGTCGTAAAGCACTAAACTCTCATTGGGGTGTTTAGTCTTTAACTAATCATGGGGGGATGGGCAACCATCTCCCCTATTTTATTATGAAAACATTCATACTCATATTTTCATTTTTAATATTAAGTGGATTTACGAAAGTTTCAAATGAAGAACTTACTTGTTTGGCTCAGAACATTTATTTTGAAGCTAGAGATCAAATTACTAAAGGTCAGATTGCAGTTGCACTTGTAACTATAAATAGAGTGAAGAGTAGAAGATTTCCAAACTCTATTTGTAAAGTAGTGAAACAAGCAAGATATAGAAATGGAAAGGTTGTTAGAAACAAATGTCATTTCTCTTGGTTTTGTGATGGTAAATCTGATAGACCAAAAGATAAAATTGCATGGAAAGTATCAAAGGTAATTGCAACTGCAATGCTACAACAGCCAGGAGCTCATATTAAAAATTACGGTGAACGATGGAAGGTTAATGATTTTCTAAATGGTGCAACCCATTACCATAGAAATGATGTTGATCCTTATTGGAACCGTAAAATGTTAAAGGTTGCAATAATAGGAGATCACGTTTTCTATATTGATCCTTATAGATATTAACTTAACAATGGGGGAACAAATGTCTGAAAAAGAAAAGAAGGGCCCCGCCTCTCCAGAAGAAAAGGGTGTGTACCTTTTCATGGAAGAAGTAAGTCAAGAAACTTGTAAAGAACTTATTTCTTTTATGTTAACTAAGAGTTGGCAGAGACCTAGACCTAAATGTTTACAGATAGTAATTAATTCTCCCGGCGGAGACTTGAATGCTGCGTTCGCTGTAATTGATGTTATGAATGGATGTCCGTTTCCCGTTCATACAGTTGGATTGGGACAAATCTCATCAGCAGGTTTTATGATGTTTATTAATGGTACTAAGGGTCATAGACTATTGACTCCTAATACCTCTATTATGTCTCATCAATGGAGTTGGGGTGCATGGGGTAAAGAACATGAACTCATAGCTCAAACAAAAGAATTTGAACTAACTTCTGAAAGGATGATGAACCATTACAAAAAGTGTACTGGTATGAGTGAGAAAAAGATCAGGGAGTATTTACTTCCAGCTACAGATGTTTGGATGTCTGCAAAGGAAGCAAAGAAACTTGGTATTTGTGATAAGATTAAGGAGTTCAAATGAGCATAGATGTTAATACTACCATAGAAAAACTTGTTAGAGATAAGAAGATTTCATACATGGAAGCTATTATTATGTATGCTGACGATGTGGATGGTGAGATTGAAATGGTTGCAAAGCTTCTAAATAGGTCTATCAAAGATAAACTTGAAGCAGAAGCTAACGACTTGAATATGATGAAGAAACAAGTTACAAAATTACCTTTGTAATGTGCGTGATGAATGTTTAGAATGATACTAAGAAATATAACGAAATAAGGAGAAATATGTATGTCTAGTTTTAAAGATTTAAAGAACAACCGAATGAATAACCTGCAGTCATTAACAAAACAAGTAGAGAAGCTATCAGAGAAACCATCTTATGAAGATGAACGAATCTGGAAGTGTGAAAGAGATAAAACAGGTAATGGTTATGCTGTTATCCGTTTTCTCCCTGCAGCTGCAAATGAAGATGTGCCGTGGGTTCGTATGTGGTCGCATGGTTTTAAGGGGCCAGGTGGTTGGTATATTGAAAACTCATTGACTACACCAAGAGCAGATGCTCCAAGTGGAAGTGATGATCCTGTATCAAAGGCAAATACTACTTTGTGGAATTCTGGTATTGAGTCTGATAAGAATATTGCAAGAGATCGAAAGCGTAAGCTAAGTTACTATTCCAATATTCTTGTACTTGAAGATTCAACAAATGCACAGAATGAAGGTAAAGTATTTTTGTTTAGGTATGGTAAGAAGATTTTCGAGAAAATCGAAAGTGTTATGAATCCAGAGTTTAAAGATGAAGAGCCAATGAACCCGTTTGATTTCTGGTCTGGTGCTAACTTTAAACTCAAAATCCGTCAAGTAGAAGGATATGCAAATTATGATAAGTCAGAGTTTGCTTCACCATCTGGATTGTTTGACGGCGACGATGCTAAGTGTGAGGATGTTTGGAAACAACAGCATTCACTTCAAGGTATTCTAGCTCCAGAGAACTTTAAGAGTTATCAAGAGTTGGAAGCACGTTTCAAAACGGTTACTGCTTCTAGTACAGGCAGTGATTATAGTGAAACTATTGAAGAGAGTACTGCTGATCCAATTGCATCTGTTGATTCAGCTGAATCAACTTCTGAAGATACCCTTGAGTATTTTAAGAAATTAGCTGAGCAGTAATTAATATTGGGGGAGTATTATTTGTTATATTGGTGTATAACCAGTAGTATGCTGGTATCATTCCGCAGGAGCTCCGTGATACCTTGTGAAACCGTTTCGGTAATACTCCCCCTTTATTTTATTCCCAGTTCTTTTTCTGTAAGGACTACAAATTCCCAATCCCTTTTCTCAGCATATTTCTGTGCTGCTTTCCATTTTGCTTGATTCATTACATAAGCTTTGATTTTATTCTTATAGCTAACAGTCTGTCTTTTGGGTTTCTTAGGTGGGAAACATTGACTATATGGTTTAATCTCTATGATATACTTCTTAGTCATCCCTGAGCGAGTTACTACCTTGACATAGAAATCAACTAAATAACGCCTATAACGCTTGTCTATTGGGTGATAATAGGGTATTATGACAGTCTCAGAGCCCCATTCAATGACATTAGGGTTACTGTCTAAGTACTTCATATAGATGAGCTCCCAGCGTGACCTATGTTCACATTCATGGAGATTTCCCACATATTTCTCTTTGTTTCTTACCTTATATTTTCCAACTCTAGGGTATTTGTTCATATATCTCTTATAAATATAGTATATAGTTACAGATATTTATAACAGAGGAAAAGGAAATGGCCAAAGGAGTAGATCAATTTAAAGCACAGACGTTAGCGAATTTCGCAAGTCCTAATTTATTTAGAGTTGAAATTACTAAACTTGACCCTAGACAAGTGAATTCAAGCATCCGAGAAAGACTAACATTTGTCTGTCATAATGCACAAATTCCAGGCCTAACTATGGTAGCAACAGATAAGGATTTAGCTTATAGGTCAAATGTTCGTCAAAAAACTTATGATGATATAACATTAGCTTTCCATTGTAATGATGATATGCTAGAGCTTAAATATTTTCAAGAGTGGATGGCAGAGATGGTTAATCCCGAAACTAATAGAGTTGGTTTTTATAATAATTATATTGGAACTATTACAATACATAAGTTAAGTAGGTTAAAAGGAAATAATTCAACAGTAGAAGCAAACGCAACAACCTTAGTAACAACAATACATGAAGCTTATCCAAAAAGAATTGAACCGTTATCATTAGATTATTCTGGTACTGGTGTAATGTCATTAAGCGTTAATTTTTCTTATAGAAACTATGAACAGAAATGGATAGCATTAGAATCACCAGAGATTATAGGACAACCGTTAAAAGCACCAGATAGTGTTAAATTTCTTGATACAGATAGACAGAACTTAGGTTCATTGAGTTTAAGAGCATTAAGTAAAACTAGACCATTAAAAGTAGGAGTGGGGATTCGATCTGGTGGAGATGATTTGCTAGATTTTAGAGGAGCACGATAAATAATAACAATATCATTTTATATTAAGGAGTTAATGAAATGGGATTACCAAAAATTGCAGTACCAGAGTATAGTTTAAAATTACCATCAACAGGTGAAGAAATTAAATATAGACCTTTCTTGGTTAAGGAAGAAAAGATTCTTCTTATAGCTATGGAAAGTGAAGATGAGAAACAAATAGCTGATGCTACAAAGACAGTTATCAAGAATTGTATTTTTGGTGATGTTGATGTTGACTCATTGCCTATCTTTGATATTGAGTATATCTTTCTATGGTTAAGGGGTAGATCAAAAGGTGAAGAGATAGAGCTTAAATACAATTGTCCTACCTGTAAAGGAGAAATAGAAGTATTTTTTAATATTGAAGATGTGAAGGTTAAAAAGAATGATGAACATACAAACAAGATTCAATTAACAGATGATCTTGGAGTATGTTTAAAGTATCCTGATATGAGTCTACAGTCAAGAATAGATAACATTGATAGTGATAAACAAATTGAAATAGTATTTAAAACTATTTTATTGTCTATTGATTATCTCTATGATAATGAAAAAACATATCCAGCTAAAGACCATACTGCGGCTGAGATGGAAGAGTTTTTAGAATCATTATCTGATGACCAGTTTCAAAAAGTTTCTAGTTTTTTTGAGACAATGCCAAAACTAAAGCATGATATAAAGTTAGAATGTAAAAACAAAGTAAAGGGTGAAGGAAAGAAAAAGGATAAAGTTTGCGGATATAAAGAGGACATGACTCTGGAGGGTCTACAGTCTTTTTTCGCATAATCCTCTGTGATAATTCATTATCTAATATGATTAACACTAATTTCTCAATGATGCAACATCATAAATATTCTCTAAGTGATATAGAGAATATGTTGCCTTGGGAAAAAGATATCTATGTAGCATTATTAGTTAAGTTCATTGCAGAGGAAAATGAACGCATTAGAGCACAAAATAAATAAAAGGGATAGAGTATGTTACAAATACCACAAAATACAGAGTTTTCCGATTCTATAGGGAATGTTTCTCAGAGTGTGTCTAAAATGGCAGTTTTTGCAGAACAATGCATGGTAGTTCCCAAGAAAATTCATATCACTATAAATGATCCCTTAACTGTTGAAGCTCCTAAGTTGATAACTGATGGTAAAGATAAAGACGAAGAAAAACCGAAAGCAACAAAATCAGAATCAGTATTAGCACTAAAAGCTAAAGAAAAGACCAAAAGAGCAGAAGAAAAAGAGAAAAAGTGGAGAAATAATGTTAAGAAATGGCAAGACGGACTGCTTATTACTCTTACAAAAACTTTGACTGATAATCCCATAACAAATTTCATAAAAGACCATTGGGGTAAATTGTTAATAGGTCTTGGATTTTTATTTCTAAAACCTGCACAAATGAAAGCGGTGTGGGAAGCACTTAAAGGTATGGCAACATGGTTATGGAAAAATGGGCCAGGGATATTTAAAGGTATATATGATGGATTAAAATGGCTTGTTCCAAAGATAGGCAAGTTGATTGGTGGAATTTTTAAGTGGCTTTTTGGAGAGACTGATAAAGAGAGGGCACAAGATAAAGTTGATAATATGAAAAGGAAGGATGATGAATCTGAGGTTGAATTTATAGATAGAAAAGCTGCAGAACAGAAAAAAGTTGACCAGATGTTAGACGGTGGTGAAAGAACTGGTGGACTAGATGATAGTCTGTTTAAAAGAGTTGCACTTGGTCTAGGTAGTCTTATATTGCTTTTGAAAAAATTAGGGCCGGATGGTATAGTTGGAAAGATGTTTTCTAAAATGGGTAAAGGACTGTCTTTAATGGGTAAAGGACTGTTTGATAAGGTTATTGGAAATAGGGTGATGGAACATAAAGCTAAAGATTTTTTGACAGATGATATGATGAAAATGGACAGAGGTAAAAAACTTTCCATGATGGACAGGTTTCGTAATAATGATTATGTTAAATATGGAAAAGATAAAGCAAGTAAAGTTGGTGGAGTAGTCAAAGCTGGTGCAAGTAAAGTTGGTGGAGCAGTCAAGAATGTAGCAAGTGCCGGTGGTGATTGGTTTAAAACTTTAATGGGTAAGTTTGGTAAAGCAGGAAAATTCTTAGCTAAGATGGGTAAAAGTGTTGTCCGAGGTTTGATGACTATGGGCCCTTATGGTTGGGGAATCCTTGCAGGTATCGCTCTTGGTGGATTGGTTTGGTATTTTTGGGATGACATTACGAAAGTGTGGGATAAAGTTGCAAGTTCTATAAAAGAAGGATTTACTGCAATTCTCACAATGGCTTCTGGTATCGTAGGAAGTGCAAGGTCAATGCTTGGTAACTTTTTAAGAAGTATTGGTGCGGGAATGATTGCTGATTGGATTGACCCTGATGGTGCTGATCCAGAAAAAGAGAAAGAAGAATTTACATGGGGTGGATTTGCAAAGGAACTTTGGAATATTTATAGTGGTATATGGGGAAAAATATTTGATTTAATTAAAGCTATAAATCCTATAGCAATTGCTAAAAAAGTAGGAGGAAAAATCTGGAATACCGTCAAAGGTATTTTTGGTATGGATGATGACGAAGTTGAACCGATTTCAGATGAACAAGTTAAAATACAAGATGATAAAATAGAGAATCGAAAGTCAAAAGGAAAATATGGAACTAAAGCTGAATTTCTTCAATCAGAAGAATACAAATCACAAATTCGTAAACCAGATGGTACTCTTAAAGGAATAAATACAAACAAACAAGACAAAATGTGGGAAGCATATCTTGATGGTGTAGACAATAAGCCTTCTGCGGTATCGACTCCTAGTAAAGTCACAGCAACACCAATAGCAACAAGAGGAACAGAAAGAGCACAGAAAAAAATAGAAGAAGTTAGAAATATAAAGTCTACAAAAGAAAGAAAGAAAAAGATAAAGAATATATTGAAGGGGCCGGATGGTGAGGAATTTTGGGAAGCAATGTCACCCGAAGAGCAGGATAGACATAGAGGGGTAGCAATGCTCGGTGGTGTTATTACTAAGGAACAAGCATTAAGTATGCAACCAAGAGTTTCCCCAACAATGAAAGCAGATACATTGAATCAAGTTCAAGGTGAAAATACAGAATTGAGTTCAGCTGGTAATACTGTTGTAGCACCTACTACAATAAACAATTATTATAATAGTTCTGGTGGCGGTGGTGAAGGTGGTACTGCAATATATGGAGTTCCGACAGCACAACAAGGAAAACAACATAGACATAGCAATATAAGATAATCTAATGGCTGAAGAAAGAAGGTCACAGACTTTAAAAAGAGCTGGGGTGCAGGAAAAAAAGATTTTCCTGTCTCTTTCAAAGTTACAAAAATACCCAAAGGTTAGAGAAATCTTTAAAGAGTCAGCTCGTCTTTTTAGAGCTGGAAAAATTAAAAATATTAAAGATATTTCTAAAGATAGAAATATAAAGAAGATGCTTTCTGAACTTCCTTATGAAGATAGAAAGATGTATAATAAACATTTGGAGAAAATAGGGTTTCCAACCATTGATGAGACTATAAAGCAGATACAAAAAACAAGAGCTGCAATCAAACTTGCTGGAAAAAAGAAAGATGAAATAAAACAAGTAAAACAAAGATATGGTGAAAGGATAGAGGAATTTACAGAAAAAAAGAATCCTATATTAAAAACATTAAATAAGCATATAAAATATCTAGGTGAACAATCATTCTTTCAGAAGGCTCACCTTGCAGCAAAACAAAGAAGCATCATAGAAAGAAGTGAAACATCTATTGATTTTTATAGAGAGTATGCGATAGAGTATGGTACTGGTTTTAATTTTAGAGATATGATTCGCGAAGGTGGAAAGAGGAAAAGTAATTTTCTACTAGGAAGAATGTATTTCTACAAGTACAGGCCAGACCCCGTTGAGACAGATTTTGATTTATACCCGTTGTTGTTTATCTTAGATAAATCAGAAGATCATTTCTCTGGAATCAATTTTCATTATATGAATCCTCGATCAAGGGGTATGTTGCTTGAGAATATGTTTCAATATTTGAATAAGGTAGACTATGCTGCAAATCAAAAACTTCTATTCAATTCTTTTGTTAAGGTAATAAGAAACAATAGGAAGTTCAGATACGCTAAACAATGTTATAGACAATATAGATACAGTAGTATCGAATCAAGAATAATAGAAGTTCATCCTTTAGATTGGGAAATAGCAATGAGTGTTGATACTGAAAGATTTTATTCTAGCACTAAGCGTAGAATTAGAAGCAGAAATGTCTGGAAAAAGACTGATATAAATGTAAGAGGGGGTCAGTAAATGCCAAAGATAGACGAACAAAATCCAAATTTTGGAAATAGTCTCCATTATCCTGATGATTTGGGTGTTGGATATACACATCCTGATTGTGTAAAGTTTACTATTGGGACAAAACCAGGCGTTAGTTTAGAAGGAGTACAAAAGGTCTTTAAAGAAAGATTAACGGCCTCAAAAGTTGCAATCGGTGTCGGTCTACAAAAAAATATAACAGACATTCAAAATCAAATATCTGGGAAATCTACTAAAGAACAATTAGAGGAGTTGAATGCTAAATTAAAAACAGCAAAAACCCAATTCAGTAACTTTCAAGAACGAATAGGTAAGGGTGAAACAAATTTTGACGATTTTATAGGAATATTTAAAGATGCTGGAAACACTCTTTTAGAGAGTCAAAAAGCGTTGATAGAATCAGAGAAAAAAAATAAGTTTTCTCCCGAAAGTACTGTTTATCTTCCAATGCCAGAAAATCTTGTATACAATGAACCAGTAGATTGGTCAGGGACGGATTTGGGTATGATGAAAGGTGCAGCCGATGCTTTATTGGGTAAAGGTGGTAGTGACAATGCTCTTGGTGGAGCTGTATTGGGACAGGCAGGAAATGCATTAGCTGGTGGTGCCGGTGCGATAGTAAGTAAACTTTTAGGTGGTGGCCTTTTAGGTGGTGCTGTACTTGGTGGTCTTGGTGGTGGTGCTGCACTACAAGGTGCTATTGAATCAAATCTTAGAGTAAAATCAAATCCCTTTAAAGAACAAACATTTCAAGGTGTAGGTTTTCGTCCATTTGAATTTTCATTCGTATTTAATGCAAGAAGTCAGTCAGAAGTAATCACTATAAAAGAGATAATCAATAAATTTAGAGAATACTCAAAGCCTTCTTTGGATAGTCCTGAGTCTGCTATATTTCGTTATCCTGGCGAATTTAGAATTGATTTTTTAACAAATAACAACCAAGATAATTTTACTACAAATACATGGTTGCCTAAATTGAAACCATGTATTTGTAAATCTGTAAATACTAATTTCACAACAGCTGGTTGGAAATCTTTTGAAGATGGCGCACCAACTACTATAACTTTACAATTAGGATTTGAGGAAGTAGATATTATTACAAAAGATTCTGTCTTGGAGGGATATTAATAATGGCATACTTTACTTATTTTCCAACTACTGTATATGATGTTCGTGGTGATAAGAATAAACTAAGAATAGATAGAATCACTAATGTTTTAGTGAGAGCTAGAAAGAAAATAGAAATTACTAATGCAGCTTTGTTTGAACAATACTTTATCCAAGATGGTGATAGAGCAGATACACTTGCTTATCAATTTTACAAAGACTCTACATTGCATTGGTTGATTATGTATGCAAACTACATGACTAATCCATATTATGATTGGCCATTACAATATTTTGATCTACAAAAGTTTGTTGCTAAGAAATATACGAATATAAATGGTGTCCATCATTATGAAGATGCTGATGGTAATGAGGTACAAGAGCCAGGAACATTAGAAGCACCTGGCGTGACAGCAGGTAGTGCAACAACTATAACTAACTTTCTATATGAAGAAAGATTAAATGATGAAAAGAGAACAATAGATATTATTAGAATTGAGTATGTATCTCAAATCGTTAAAGAGTTTAAGAAACTTATTGTAGAGTAAAAATATGGCAACTCCTATAGCTAATGTACAAGATGTAACTGTAAATAATCTATCAATCAGGTCAGCAATTGGTAATTTTGATTTAATTCCATTATTTGTTGAACTAACAATAGAGGAAAGTTTGTTTCGCTCTGCATTGACGGGTAGTATTATTTTAGCTGACTCTTTCAATCTTCCTACAAAATTACCTATTGTTGGTGAAGAAACACTTGATATTGATATTGTATTATCTGGCATTGATGGTAGAGAGGGTCAGTCTGGTATTCATATAAAACCCCCACCTATGCACGTTAATTCTATTGATTCAAGATATGCGACTAAACCTAAAGCACAGAATTTTACTTTAGATTTGGCATCTGAACAATTTATGAGTAGCATGCATTCTAAAGTATCAAAATCTTACAGCAATCAAAAAATAAGTGATATGGTGTATGATATATACTATACATATTTAAATGATAGTAGTGACTTATCAAAAACATTAAATTTTGAACCAACAGAAAGAATAGAGTCACTGATTATACCAAATTTAACACCATTAGATGCTATTGCATGGTTAAGTAGTAGAGCAAAACCAGATTCTGCAGCTAATAATGCATCTAACTATGTATTCTTTGAAACTATTGATGGTTCTTCATTCATAAGTATAAACACTTTAGCTGATGTAGAACCTTTTTGGAAATTTATATTTAAACCTAGAAGTGATGACGCTGCCGGTGTAGAGAATTTAGCTAAGGGTATTCAGAAGATTAATAAGTATTACTATCTCAAGCAATTTGATAAAACTCAAAACATAGAAGATGGTTTATACTCTTCAAAACTCATCACGCATGATATAGTTAGAAAGAAAATTACTCAATATGATTTTAATGGATACAATGACTTTTTAGGTTTGAATCATGTTGGAGCATTTCCAGTTATATCATCGTCTGATGTAGAAGTAGCTTCATCTGCTGTAAATCGTACATCTTATGCTCCAGTTGAAGAAGCTAATAATTTTCCTATTACAAATGAAAGAGATTTATCTAGTATGACAGATGGTTCTGTTTGTTTCTATCCAAAACATAATCAAATGTATGCAAAAAATGTTAACGACTTATATGATAATAAAGTTGAGAATTGGAAGTTACAAAGAAATGCACAGTTAGCATCATATGATAATCTTACAATGATGATAGAGGTAAGTGGTAACTCGACACTAAGAGTTGGACAAACTGTTACATTAGAATTACCATCACCAGAAGCTAATGATGCTGATGGACAAACAGATAATCTTCTCGACAGATTTCTTTCAGGCACTTATATGATAACAGCTATTAAACATATATTTTCAGCACATCAAAAGAAAGATAATAAGATATCATATACTATGAAAGTTGAAGTAGTCAAGGATGCGTTAGAAGATATTGTGACCAATAGAACATCAAGAAAGGAAGATTAATTATGTTTGGTGAATTTGTTTGGTGGCAAGGTGTTGTAGAGGATAGACTAGACCCATTGAAGTTGGGTAGATGCCGTGTGCGTATACTTGGATACCATACTGATAATAAAGTTGATGGTATTGGTATACCTACTAATGATTTGCCTTGGGCAACACCAAGTCAACCAATAACATCTGCAGCTATGAATGGTATTGGTACTACACCTATGGGCCCAGTAGAGGGAACATGGGTATTTGGTTTTTTCCGTGATGGTGATAATGCACAAGAACCTGTAATGATGGCAACCTTTGGTGGTATACCAGAAGATAAACCAAACAGCACTGTAGGTTTCAATGACCCTAATGATAAATATCCACAATCATCATCATTGACTAATGCACCTTGGGGAGCTGGACTAAATGAACCAGACACTAATAGACTAGCTGTTGCAGATTCTTCTAAAGAACATCCAGTTATTCAGATAAAGAAAACAGCTAGAAAAGATAACGGAACAAGTATTCCGATAGCTAATGTGGACACTAAATGGAATGAACCAGAAGTACCTTATGCAGCTAACTACCCAAGTAATCATGTAAGACAATCTGAGTCTGGCCATATAGAAGAATGGGATGATACTGCTGGTAAAGAAAGAATACATACATATCATAAATCTGGTACATTTGAGGAGATACACCCAGACGGCACAACTGTTCATAAGATTGTTGGTGACAACTATACCATTAAGGCAAAATCAGACAATATACATATTGTTGGAAACTGTAATATTACTATTGATGCAAATGCTAACTGGTATGTCAAGGGTAATGTGGAACAACAGATAGATGGCAACTGGAATATAGTGTGCAAAGGAACAAAGACTGAAACGGTAGAAAAAACTGTAACAGAAACATATAAACAAACAAAATCAGAAAATGTATCTGGTTCTGTTCAAGAAACATATGGAAGCACTCAAACTACAAATGTATCTGGTACTGTAATTGTTACTGGATCAACAATTAACTTGAACTAATATTATGCCTATTACATTTACAAATGGACTAACACCAGATTTTTCTCCCAATAGTTTCAATACGGAGAAAGAGCACGTCAAGAGAATATTTGCATTACTTGATGGCGGTACTGCATTTAGTAATATACTTGAAACACCACTATCTAATTTGATTGCAAGGATTGATGCATTAACATCACAGCTTCTATCAGATGATAGTATAGCTTCATCTGAATTATCTACATTGAATGGATTTTCTTCTATTCCCATTGACCCAAATACAGGACAACAGGAAGTTGACCCAAATACAGGACAAGTAGTTACAAATTTACCAGATGGTTGGGCAGCTGCAGGATTTGTTGAAACTGATATAGAAACTGTTACTGTTTCTATTACTAGTTATAGAGATGCAAATCAATTAATCAGGACAAACTTAGCAGTACTGAAAACTTTTCTCACTACTGCTGATGATACTTTTAAACTTCATAATGATTTACTGAGTGGTATTAGGGAAGACCCACCGCCAGGTAATGTAAAACCAACTTTACGGGGATTGATGGGATTAGTCACAGCACTAACTACATTGGAAAATAAGTTTGGTATTACATTTACTAATTATTTGGTAAAAGTATTTGGAACATTATTTACTGGTGATGTCACTATCAGTAATGCTCAAACATTTCTCAATACTAATCCAATACCCACAACATATGCTAGTTTAGATATTGTAACAAGGGTTAATGCAGACCCATTTATTGAAACACCTGTTATACTAGTGAATGAAATTACTGCTCTACTTAGTGGTTCAACATATGCTACAACTATATTAACCCATAGAGATAATTTCCAAACTCATATAACTAATGATACTGCGGAATACAATATTGTCTTGGACAAGCTTGATAGGTTAGTTCAATCTTTGGGTATATCCGCACATATCGGTGATGATTATTATAAATTTATGTATACTGATGTTTTTGGAAGTGCACCATTAAAACAAATTATTTCTGATAAAGATAATGGAGTGATAGACTAATGCCCGCAGCTACAAGGATTGGTGACGCTGATGTTCCCCATTGCTCAACGCCATTTAGAGCTCAGGGTTCGCCAAACGTAAATGTCAACGGAATTCCGTGGAGCAGACAGGGCGATAACAATACGGTTCACTTGTTACCATGTGGGCCGGGATGTTGTCCACATACTGCACCAATAGCTGTTGGTTCTGGTACTGTATTCATAAACGGAAGAGGGGCTGGTAGAATCGGAGATTCTATCGCAGGTTGTACTAGTGTTGCACAAGGTTCACCAAATGTAAACGCGGGAGGATAATATGAGTTTTAGTAACTGGTCAAATGATTCTCAAGCACATACTCAATTGTGTATATTGGAATCACAATTAGAAGTCAAGGGGAGTAAAGTATTTGCACTTGAGGCAGAAAATCTTCTACTAAAACAAGAAGTAGAAAGATTGCAAAATCTCATTAAATCAATATCTAAAAGTGATATAAGTATTAATGAAGATGTATTAAATAGATTCAAATAAAGGAGAATAGCATGAAAAAGATTATCTTGACCCTAGCACTATGGTTTTGTTTTACTTCATCAGCTGTCGCTGCAGAGTTACTCATGTTCTCTATGGCATCATGTGGATACTGTCAAGCATTTCTAAAAGAAGTTGCACCAACATATTCGGAAACAGAACACGCAAAACTCTTGCCACTGCGAATAATCAGTATGGATAAGAAGGCTGCACCTAAGTGGTATGACAAAGCATACGATGCAAGGAAAATTGATGGGATTGCTGGTACTCCAACATTTGTAGTGTTTGACAATGGTGAAGAAAAGGCAAGACTTATTGGGTATCAAGGTAAAGAGAGATTTTATGAAGATATCGGAAATTTTATTCAGAGTAACCTAAAATACTTACAATCTGTAGCTGGAACAAATCCAATTCCATTTGAAACAGAAACGGAATTAGATTACAAACAAGCACAGATACTTGAACAAGAAGAAAAGCCAATTGTTGAAGAACATAAACACGAAGGCTCTAACTCAAAGAGTGACAAATATCCTAATGGTGTATTCAAGTCGGATGATATTCGTGACCATATTTATGAGACAGAAGCAATGGCTGAAATTGCAGCTATGTGGCTTGGATGTCGCGGGGTACATGAGCATATCATAAATGGTAAGAAAATTTTTATGCCATGTTCTATGTCGGAAAAATAGGGGTTGAAAGAAGCATGGGTAAGAAGGAAACAAGCTATGAATGGATGATACCAGAGTTGGAAGTTGACGTTCAACAGAGAATACCAACCGAAGACCCAACAAACTTATTTGGCTTTGGTTGTTTTATTATATTTATATGGAGATTTTAATTTATGCTTGATTATGTAACAAGTGGTGTGATTGATGTAATAGAAAAATCAAATCTTCACAATACACTAGTGAAAACTGTTGGAACACCTAACTATTTCGCTAGTGTGATTGACACAAATCAGAACTATATTGCCCATTGTACAGATGGAGTAGGATCAAAGATAAAACATCTTATCAAATATAAGATGTATAGTGACATTGGACGTGATTGTTTTGCCATGAATTTCAACGACATCCTATGTGTTGGTGCTAATCCGATATCATTTCAGAATCATATCACATCAACAGATAGTGATGCATATATAATCCCTCAAGTAATAGAGGGTATTTTAGAGTATTGTAAAAAATCATTCACACTATTATCTGGTGGTGAGACTGAAATACTCCAACAAACTAATTTCCATATCTCTGGCTCTATAATGGGTACTGTCCAAAAGGATAGACTCATTGACGGTACTAGAGTAGAGCCGGGTGATGTGATTATTGGATTAGAATCTAGTGGTGTCCATGCAAATGGTTGGACTGCTATTAGTGAGAGAATACCAGAACTGATTTTACCAGAAACCCTCACAGCTACTAAGATATACAATAAAGATATAATGACACTATTAGCAAGAGTTAAAAATGTTAGTGCTATTGCTAATATAACTGGTGGTGGATTTAGGAATCTTGAACGAATCCCCAAGAATGTCCAGTATGAGATATATAACGAATCTTCTAATAGGACATGGGAATTACTAGAAACAAAATTCACTCATCAAGAACTATACACAACATTTAATTGTGGCATAGGTCTTATGGTGATAGTGAGGCCAGAGGATTCTGATAAAGCACTAGATGCAATGGTATCTAATCCAAAGGTTATTGGTAAAGTGGTAGAAAACGATAGACCTAATGTAGTAGTAAATGGACAAGATATATATTTCGGTGACGCAGACCCGTATGTGTTTAAGGAAAAGGAAGTGTGTGAAGAATATAAACTAGGGGATAATTAATGATTAAAGATATGAGCAAAATGATAAAGTTAGATAACCTAGTGCCAATAATTCTAGGAGTTGCATTATCGGGATTAAGCACACTAATGTCATTCGCGTATTCTAATATAGAAGAAATGCACAAAGAGATAGTGGAGCATAGACTGCTACTATCCAGACTAATTTCACCAGATGGCACTATAATCCAATCACCAACATCAGCTAGTTCTAGGGCATCATTAAATAAGGAGATTAGTGAGATACATCAAGATATAGTGAGATTAGAGACAAAACTGGAATATATTGATGGACATAAATGACGAGCTAGAGATACTAAAACATATAAATATAGTAACATAACAACTAAATATTGGTTTGAAGCTTCACAATACCCTAGTGATAGAAAAAAATACAACTTAGGAATAATGTATTTGTCATGACTTTCAAACGAGGGCAAACCGATGTACATTTTAGCATACTACTGGTTATCTTTATCTAAAGACCCAAGATCAAAAGCAAATTTACTATATTTGGAGTCAAAGATGACATCAGAACAGCTAAATAGAGCAAAAGAAATGATAAAGAAACATAAAAGAGAGATATAGATGGAATATTTAATAATCATCCTTGCTGTTACTGCATTGTATATTGTTATTCCAAAGAAATGTGATGAAACAGATATTGATGGTGGAATATATGGAAAATCACCTAAATCTGTTAAAAAGAAAACACGAAGAAGGACTAAGAAAGTATTACCCAAAAAAGTCAAGAAAAAGGTAGTCAAGAAAAAGGTTACAAAAAGAAAGACTAAGAAATGACCAATATGGTCATTGGGTTATGGCTTATATATGGTGTAATAATCATATATATCACACATTCTAAATAAGGAACAAGAACCATGAAAAGAGGAAACTCTTTTGGTGATTGGTTTTTTTTGACTTGTTTATTGGGTGCAATAATCATGTTACTGTTAAAACTAGGTGATATGAAACAAAAACCTAATAATTTCCAATCTTGGTCATGGAGTACTATTGACTGTTGCACTCATATAGTGAGGGAAATTTAATGAAACTATTTTCTTTCTTGTGCAATAACAATAAATGTGGATATCAATCTTCACACCTATTGAGTATTTGGCATCATAAGGAGTGGGGTATTTGTAATAAATGTAGAAAGGGTATTTTAGTAATAATTAATAATTTAAATAGCGAGGTGAATCATAATGAACGAAAGAATGTACGAGGGAAAAGCTAAGATATTATATGAAACTGATGATAAAACTGTATCCTTAATGCATTTTAAGGATGATATCACAGCTGGTGATGGTGAGAAGAAAGACACCATGAATAACAAAGGTAAACTCAACTGCACTATATCCAAGAAAATCTTTGAGTACTTGGAGAAACAGAGGGGTGTTCATACACACTACATCTCATCACCGCAAACAAATGAACAACTAGTAAAGAAACTCCACATCCTCCCAATAGAAGTAATCGTCCGTAATATCGCTGCAGGCTCTATTTGCAAACGATATAATCTCCGTAAAGGCCACACATTTAAAACTCCACTAATAGAACTCTTTTATAAAGACGATGCACTTAAAGATCCTCTAGTCCGTGATGATGTAATACTGGAAATGGAGTGGTGTACTGCCTCACAATTATCCGAAATAAAGAAACAAGCTCATATAATCCATCAAAAAATGACGGATTATTGGAAAAACTACGAACTAACACTAGTGGACGCTAAGTACGAATTCGGTATAGATGAAGATGGAAACATTATGTTAGCGGACTCTATAGAACCTGATGGCTGCAGATTGTGGGACAAAGACGGTTGTTCTTTAGATAAGGATTTATTTCGTCAGGGTGATGATATGGATGCTGTTTTAGATGTTTATCAATATATCCACGAATTAATACATGCTGATCCGATTTAAACTTTAAAGGAAAAAGAACGATAATGACCCTTGCTGGGACGGCTACAAACAAGTAGGTTGGAAAAAGAAAGACGGCAAAAAAGTACCCAACTGTGTGCCTATAGGTGAGGGAAAGGAAAAATGTTGTGATGAATGTTATGACCACACACTATCCGAAGCACAATATCAGGGCAAAGAGGTAACACTGAATGACCCTAAGCGTGCAACAGATGGTAAAAAGAAGTTTTATGTATACGTTAAAAACGAAAAGGGTAATATAATCAAGTTAGGATTTGGCGACCCTAATATGTCAATAAAACGAGATAGTCCAGAACGTAGAAAATCCTTTCGTGCAAGACATAAGTGTGACAACCCAGGCCCTAAGTACAAAGCAAGATACTGGTCATGTTACCAATGGAGGGCAGGAGCAAAATTCGAGGACTAACCTATGAAAACTATACACAAGAAGCCTGGTGATGTTATAGTGAGGGAAGGTGAAGAAACGGACGAAGCATATATCATACTATCGGGAGTAATAGAGGTCACTAAAAAAGGAAAGTCAATAGCACTATTAAAAGAAAACTCTATATTTGGTGAGATAGCATTAGTAGATCAACGTCCAAGGACTGCTACTTGTACTGCAAAGACGGCGGTAGCATTAGGTATGGTAACAAGGGAAAACTATAGGGAACTCATTAAATATCGTCCCCAAGCTGTAATCCCCATATTGAAGATAGTGACAGACAGAATGCGTAATTTAATGGATATAATGGGGGGTATGTCTGATATGTTAGGGGGGAAGTGAGATTTTGCAATTCTTGATACTGAACAGAATCACCATAAACCCATCTCATAGGCACTATGATTATTGTGATTATGACCCAAACATGAATACCCTGTTGATCAGCAAGTCATAATCACCGTTAAATCCCTCATCATAAAGAGGTATAAAGGAGGTAGCTGACAGGGTTATTTGTTATCAAGCACCCATCCATTGAATGCTTCCGAATTGACCATTAAGTATATTACCACGAGCAAAGTTACGAGCTGGAGTAGAGAAACCCGCTGGTTTCAATATGTCGCCCTTCATAAATTTGTCATCGTCTTGAAGCATCACAAATCCCCATACTGAACGTCCAGTGGTAAACTTGATATATTTCTTTCCTATCTTAAACTGAAGCTGACTATTAAACTTCCTAATACGATCCTTTTGGTCATTATAATCCACAAGGGTAGTGGTATTAGCAACAAACTTACAATAATCAGCATTAATCTTAGCACTCAATTTATCCAATCCTTTAATCATGTCGTTATTCATTATCAGCAATCTCCTTCAATTCATTAGCTTCCAACATACCGTCAACATCATCTTGACTCATCCAATTAAGACACATCAATAATGCCTGATCTGCACTAATATATCCCTCTTCAACCATTTCTAAAACTCTATCTCTCGCATCATAATTATTCATTATAGTATATCTCCTTCAGCAATTTCTTTCAAACAATGTTTTTCCAACATATAGTCTATATCATCGTGATCCATCCAATTAAGCATCATAATAATTGCACGTTCTTTAGTGATAATTCCTTCTAAAACCATCTCTAAAAATCTTGTTCGACTGTTATAGTGTGTTGGTCTATTCATTACCAAGCCCTCCTGTTTTCTTCTTTACAATGTTGTACAAGGTAGTTGATTATATTACATAATTTAGCCTTATTTACTGAATCATTTGCAACATTATTAACCATTCTCTGCACTAATGCTAAGATATCAAAAGTATTTTTACCATCAATATAAGTAGCTCTGAGTTGATCTACTGTCATACCGAACATTTCTTTTTCTCCACTAATCTCTATCATTATCGCTTCTCCATTATTTTCTGTTTCATTACAATCAATTTATCAAACTCACTATATAGCTTCACTATATAAGGGTCATTCCATTCCTTATCATCTCTCCATATAGCAAGGGTTTCCTGTATATCCTTCAAAGCATAGTTAATTTCGTTCAATTTCATTTCAATCTCCAATGTGTTATTCTCTATCATATATACCATTATACAGAGGTTTTACCAATAAGTCAAGAGAAAAAGTGCACATATATGCATTTAGGCCCTAACCCGTTATAATACAACAACTTAACTAATTTGGGCCTCTGAACGGGCTTCTGAGGGGTCTTTCTCCAACCCCTCATACACCCCCTAGATGCCTAAAACACCCCTTATACGACACTAAAAACCCTCTTATCACCA